CGTGATGGGCGAGGGTGCCTTGGTTGTGCGTTTGGTGGGCGGGTTCGCGGCCAGTTTGGCCTCGATTTTCCCGATCTCTTTGGCCTGCAAGAACGGTGACAGGCGGGCGATGCGCGCCGCATCCTGGGGGTTGGAGCCGAGGTAGTAGGCTACGTCGGGGCCAGCATCCGAGTTGCGGATCGTCTCGGCCATCACGTCGGTGATCGGCAGCTTGGGGTTGTGCGCGACTTGCTCGAAGTCGTCGTACTTGTCCATCGCCGCTTCCACCTTGTCGTGGTAAGCCTCCAGCACTTCAGCCTGGCGCTTCTGGGCTTCGCGCTGCGCAATCAGTTGTTCGGCCTTTTGGACTGCCAACGCTTCCGCGTAGGCTTCCGGGCTTTCAAACTGGTCCGCTGGCGGTACGGCCTTTGGCGCTTGGGCTGCGGGTTGCTGTACCCGCTCGCGTTCCCACTTGCGTTGCTCTCTTGCAAGCCGTTTGGCTACGATGGCGTCCAGCTCGGTCTGAGTAAACGTCTTCGATGCCTGTGGCTCTTCCGGCTGCGTTTGCGGCGTCTCAGGGGCTGCCGTGGCCTCTGGCGCGGGTGCGGTGTCGATATCCGCTACGACTTCTGGATTTACGTCCATCGTGATTCCGGGGAATCCCTGGTCAACGGGCCAGTACGGTTGGAATATAGCACTGAATTACGCCCAACCCCTCACCGGTGCCTGTGGAAAGACCTGATAGGCCGCCAGATCCGGCGCTTCGGCGTTGTGCCTGACGTTTACATGCCAGCCTTCGACCGGGGCCATCTCAGGCACTTCGCCTTCGTCGGTGGTAATCATCTCGCCCGTGGGCTTGTAGATCGTGCCGATGACATCAATGGCGGCGTAGCGCGGCACCTTGACGGTTTCCACGATGTCGCCCTGCACGTTGGTCTGCTCGGTGAACAGCGCCGAGTTGGCCTCGGCTTCGGTGTCGAAACGTAGGAACATGTCAAAGTACATGGGCACCTCGTTGAATGGGTCGAAGGGGTCGAAGGTCATGCTGTGATGGCGATGAGTTCTGCCTGAGACAGTCGCCTTGGGTAATACGTAACCCTACGAAGATGACCGTTAAGGTTTCTTCCAACGGCTGTGATAATTGCGTCTCCAAGACTCATTTGAGTAACGGTTGGCACCGTTCCGCTAGTCACAGCAGAAAATGCAGATCCATTAACGGAAGCCTGAAAATCATTTGCCGCATATGCAAGTGCTACTTTAGTAGGTTGCGCGTACGCCCCTGATGGGGATAAAAAACTTGCTTGGTTGACGTTGTTATCAGTTACAAAAGCCGTAGATACACCTGTGCCACCGGCGTAGGCAACCGCAATAATGTCTGTGTTTGGCGCGTCGCCAATAGTTGCGATACGCCTAGCAACACCGCCAACCGAAATAGCTGCATCGGTAATCTCCCCATAAAGCGTTCCACTACTCGCGTTATACCAAGGACTCAGCGTATTCACTGAAGCCACATCTCTTTCGCGGGTAACGCCCAATGCAAAAGCATTTACCGTGGGGATGACGGAGGTGGCAAACGCGCCGAGTTCTAGCTGCGGCAGGCCGATGCGGAGGGTGATGTCGACGGCGACTCCATTCGTAAATAGCCATTGAAGGCGGTTTGTTAGTCTAGCGGTGCCAGCATTAGTAAGCGTGCGCGTTGAAATACTGCGTTGTGTTTTAAGCGCAGCGGTTGTTGGTGCTGAAATAACGACTGACACTGTGTCTAAGACTACTCCAGCAGCATCTCGTTCCTGCCAAATTTGATTAAACGAGGGTGATGTTCCGGTGGTTGACCCGCCGACAATTCGCAAATAATAACTAGCTGCCCATGTTTGGCCTGCCGAAGCAACAATTCCTGTCGTTGTTTCCGGGCGTATTTGCGGTGTAGCGCTTCCGCTTCCTGTCCCGTAAAAGCGCAAATCAATGTAAGTAATTCCGTCTTCAGTTCCAGTTCCAACAACTTCCTGCGTAATTCCAGAACCAGAAACAACAACATCCCAATTCGTAGGCACCGTCCCCGGCGTACCCGCCACTGCACCCACCATCGTGTTGTTGCGGATGCTGTTCGTCCTCGCCTCCTCAATCAGAAACCCACGAGCAGCCAGCGTGTCGGGGTCGTAGTCGAAGCGGGGGACGTCGATGGCTGCGGATTGCAGGACGCCGGCAGAGTCGAAGTACGTGGCCGTGCTGGCACGGGTGAAGGTGATGATGTCACCGAAGGCTTTTGAGACGAGGGCCATGTCTTACTCCCAGATGGCGTACTGCACGCCGATCTGATAGGTCTGCGATGCGAAGTTCAAATCCAGCGACGGGCCGGTGTTGGGCAGGTCGCTGACGACACCAGCAAACACCAGATCCAGCGTCGCGCCTGGCTGATTGAAAGGGTTGTTGCCGCCAGCACCGCCACCTTCGCTGCGGTTGCGGCTGCGGTCGCGTGTCAGCGGGAACGTCATCTCAGTACCCTTCGCCCGGCATCACGTGCAGCGAGGTCGTGGTGGCCGCGTAGTAGGCCACCCACTGGTAATCGCGCGGCTTGGTGATCGTCACCTGCATGCCGGCCGGGATCGGGTAGTCGGTCGTTCCAGCCACCACCGTGTTGTCCTCGCCGCAGTGAACGTAGGCGGTGTATGCGCCCAGGTTCGTCAGGCACAGCGTCTGCGTCGTGCCGCCGATCTTGCTGTTGGCCGAGGTCGAGCCGGGAGCGACAGTAACGCCAGCGCCGTAGCTCGGTGCGAAAGGTGCGTTTTGGTGAGCCATGATGCGGTCCTTAAACGACGCGATACCACGAGTTCGTGGCTTGGTAGAAGCGAATCCTGAATGGGGTGGCTACCGTCAGCGAGCCGCCCGAGGTGACGCCATACAGGGCAGCCGCACCGTTCAGGCCGATGTTCAGCGCGGTGATGGTCTGCGTGGATGTGACCAGCACTTCGGTGCCGTCCGGCGTGCTGGTGTTCAGAGGCAGCGTCAGCGTGCCACTGGCCAGCGTGCCGGCAGGCTGAAGCAGCACCCACTGAGCCTGCGAGACAGGCGTCTGAACGGCGATGCTGAAGCCCGTGGTCGGGACGTACAGGTTGGTGCTGACCGTCGGAGCAGCAAACTGCTGCTGGAACAGTTGCAGCAGCGCGCCGATGGACATGCGCCGCGCATCGCCGTTGTTGGGTGAGTAGACCGGGATCTGATCACCGCTGTTGGGCGAAGACAGCACCGCAAGCTGATTGATGGTAGGCATGTCAGTTGTACTCCAGCACGCCATCCTGGCCGGACAGCACACGGTCCACAGGCGGACGCAGGAAAGGATCGTCGTACACGCGCCACGGCTTGTTGCCAGCGCCAGACGGCATCGACCCAGGCAGTTGTTGCTGCGGCGGCAGCGTGGCCCGCGACAGCAGCGTGTTGTAGGCGTTCTTGGCCGTGGCCATCGTCATCGGCATGACCTGTTTGCCGTAGCTCGGGGCCAGCCGCATTGCCAAGTTGGTGATGATGGCCTCGTTGGCGCTGTCGGGCACCTCGGACGGCGAGTTGATGTCGCTGTCCTGAGGGGATCCAGGAATTGGATACCCCAGCCGAATACCCTTGCCGTTCCAGTCGGCCATCATGGCGTCAAGGCGACGCAGCGCCGACTCCAGATCCTGCGGCTGGAGGTCGAAGACGTAACTCGCCAGCCCGATTTCCTCGAAGGCTGCGGTCACGAATTGGCGCTTGCTGTAGCCCATTTAGGCCTCCTTCATCGCCTCGTTGATGCGCTCCAGTAGACGCTCGTCGCTGGTGCTGGCGCGGAACCTGACGCCGAGTTTAACCGCTTGCTGCTCCAGTTCGGCACGAGTCGGCGGTGTGTTGTCGTCAGGCACCTCGGCCGGTGCCGCAACAGCCGCAGGTTTGCCCGACAGCACCGTTTCGCGCCGTTTGGCCGCCTTAGCCAGTGACGCTTCACGCTCGCGTTTGGCCTGGGCCTTGACCTTGGCGTCGTGCGCCTTGCGTTTGCGCCAATCAGCGCGGGGCCGGTTGAGCTTGGCGTCGTCGCCAGCCGCCTCAACGGCCTCTTTCAGCGTCATGTGCCACCCATCGGCCAGCAGCGCGTCCAGCGCAACCTGATCGGCCGCCGAGGTCAGCTTGTAGCGGTAGCCCTTGCTGACGTAGTTGCCTGGGGACTGGTAGACGTGGATGGGGAATTCGGTCATTTCTTCTTTGCGGTCTTGGCCGCAGCCTTGAACGCTGCTGCCGTGGGGGCGCCCTTAGCGCCAGGCTTGCGCATTTTTTCGCCAGAGCCCTCAGCGATGCGCTTGCGCTTAGCTGCGATGTTACTGTAGAGCCCGGGCTTCACTTCATGCCCTTTTTCATGGGGGCCTTGCTCGGCTTGCCAGCCTTCTTGGCCGCCGCGCGCGCAGTGTTCAGCGCCACCGCGACGGCTTGCTTCTGCGGCATGTCAGATTTCATCTCTTTGGAGATGTTCTTGCTGATCGACTTTTGGCTGTAGCCTTTGGTCAGCGGCATATCAAACTCCAGATGTGAAAAAGCGGGCGGCAGCTTGTGACTACCGCCCGCTACTCTGCGTGTTTAATTATTGGTTAAACACAAGGCACCCCACCATTTCGGGATTCGTGCAGACCACGCCGAACAGCGTGTCCAGACGATACTTGATCGTCATGGAATCGATGTCGTAGAACTTCTGCATGACCAGCTCGATGCCCTGATCGGTGCTGGCGCGCATGATCGCAGCGCCTGCATCGCTCGGGACAGCGTAACGGCCGGGCAGCAGTTCCATCGCCGACTTGTGCCAGAACGGGTTGATCGAGGTCGCAGCGGTGTTCAAGAAGTTGATCGACGCGCTAGCAGAGGTGCTGGCCACGTTGATGTTCTTGTACTGCAACTCAGCGTCCGTCGGCGTGCTGTTCGCACCGATCATCGGGGGGCTGATGCGGATCTGCGCAGCGCCCAGGCTCGGGTCAGACGTCGGGGTGTCGATCACGCGGAAGGTCTTCAGTTGGCCCGTAGACTGCTTCGTGATGTGATGAACGGCCTCGATGCCGGCGATCTCGAACATATCGCCCGGGACGATGCCGGAGACAGACGAGATGGTCACGACCTGATAGCGGTTGTCCACGTTGATCTGGCCGCCGACTGCCGTCGAGGTGGCCTGAGGAACGTAGCGAACCTGGGCGCCGTTCGTGGCGATGGTCGGCGTCACAGCGTTGGCAGCGCAACGCAGCGAGTAGTCCATCTTGAACGTGTCGAAGTTCGCCACCATGCCGACGTAGCTGCGCTCGTAGGCCCGGTTGGACTTGTCACCCGAGAACGAACGGCCGTTGCCAAACAGACCCGAGACGTTGCCGCCTGCGAGGTTGCCAGCCAGACCGTTGTAATCGCGGGACGACAGCGCCAGCGCACGGTCCTCCATCGGGACGCCTTGCTCGTTCATGATGGAGTCGCAAGCCGCCACGTCGTCGTAGGTGCCCGCCGCAGCAGAAATCGGCACCACCAGCGTGCCCTGCTGAGACGCGACGTTCAGCATGGCGACGTTGATGTCGGACGCCAGCTTCTGCTTGGCCGACGCGCCCAGACGACCTTCTTGCAGCGCGTCGCGCAGTTGCAGGGTGGTCATCGTCCAGGGAACGGTCTTGCTGAAGCCCAGCGTTGCCGGGACGGCCAACTGGGTCATGTCCTGGTAGCCAGAGATGGCGGTGCCAGGGGTGCTGTTGATCGACTGAGCGATGTACGGCATCGGACGCCAGATGGTGTCGCGTGCGCGTTCCATCATCGTGCCGTCAGTGCGGTACACGTTGACGTTCTTGGATAGGACGAGTGCGTCTTGGAAGCCTGCGAGCAGGTCCTCGAATGCGACCCTTTCTTCCTTTGAGAAGGAGTTTGCCATTTTGACTACCTTTTAAGGTTTGCTGCTGACTTTCAGCAGCGGATTGACTGGGGGTATCTTGCTACTACTCAGCCAATCAAAGCCGGCCGGCCGCTTGCGTTTGGTTCACTGCCCGTAGGGTGGGCGAATCCAGATGGGGCGAATATACCAAAGTTATCCGCCCCAGTGTCAAGTCATCGTTTCGCTGCCTGCTTTTCGCGCAGTTGGTTGCGGTAGCGAATCACTTTCGTCATGTCCCCGGTCTTCTCAGCCTCGGCCCGCAGTCGCTCCAGCGTGGAGTCCACAGTGCCGCTGATCGGTGCGCTGCTACCGGTGATAGCACGCTCGGGTGCGGGAGGACGTTTGGCGGGGTTGACTTTCAATTGAGCCTCCATCTTGGCAACAGCGAACGCAAATTTCACGGGGTCACTGATGGTCGCGAGTTCCTTGGCCTTCTTCGGATTCTTGCCAAGCGCATACACGACCAGCGCTGCGTTGTCGGCGCCTTGCAACAGCACGCCCTGCTGGACGGTGTTGAGCGACTCCTGCACCGTGGCCTCGGCGTCCTCGTAATCCTTGACCCGCAGGTCAGCCTTGGCCTTGGCGTAGCCGTCCAGCTTGTCCTGCCAGGCTTTGCGCTGCGTTTCGACCTGGGCCTCGGCCTGTCGGCGTGCGGCCTCCACCGTGTCCTTCTGCCGATACCACGCCTCAAGCGCAGTCTCGTACTTGTCGGTGTCGTAGTCGTGGTCTTCGAGCTTAGGCTTGGCGCCGAGCGTCGGGACGGCGGCTGGCGCAGTGACCCGGGCCGACTGCTCCTCGTACTCGCGCACCTTGCGCTGTAGCTCGCGGTGGCTCTTGCGAAGCTCACGCACCCATTCGGGTGCTCGCTCTGGCTCCTCGGCCGGTGCCTCGTCACCGATGGTGACGACCACCTCGTCAGGCTCGACTTCGGCCTCTGGTGTTGCTTCTGGCTCCTCTGTCAGTTCCTCGTCAGGTTGCTGGCTCTCCAGTTCGTCGAGTGCAGGGGTCTCGCTGGAGCCGTCGGGTTGTGTGACTTCAATCTCTGGTGGCATGGTTCACCTTCATCTCACGCATTGACGGCTGCGCGGTGGCCGTTGCCGGTCATCCGGCGGATTCAGAGCACAGGTCGCGGAGGTGTTTCCGGGTTGCGCTGTGCTGTAACGGTGTCAAGCA